AAATATAGTAGATCATGATATCAAGATCTTCTTGGTCGACAACTCCGTCCTCGTTGATGTCATAAGGACTTGTGATCAATATCCCGTTCTTGATATATATCTGGTCGTACCCGTCAATAGATAAACAAAAAGGCTTTTCTGGCGACATGGTAACGACTATGTCCTTACCGTCGATTGTAGCTTCGGCCACAAATCCGTCCGTGCCACTCATGTGAACACGATGAAGTACGCCTCCGATATAAGCCTCAGATACAAACCCATCTTCGTGATTTATATATACGCCGTTGTATGTGTCGCCCTGTTTCACCGCCGTAGACAGTCTGTCGTTCAATGCCGATACATTGATGTCCTGTGCGTACTTGCTTGACGCGAAATTGCTCTTTACTGCGCCCATGATGACAGATTCCATCTTGTCAGTCAGTCCGTTGTAAGTAACCGCAACGATTCTGTGATCAAAGATGATATCTTTGTATCCGCCTTTGACAGTATCGCCCAAATTGACCTCTTCGAGATCCGCATATTCCGCGTATTCCGCCGTATCGCCAAGCAATACGAAATTGACATCTACCGTAACCCTCGGCAAGTCAATTCCAGCTGCGTACAACGCCGCAACTCTTGCTTGCATCTCTGACCGTGCTGATGCTTGTGTGGGATATGTAACAGATCCGTCAACCTCTTTGCCAACCTTGATGTCCGTGTAATGTACGGTACGGATCTTTGGCAACGGGTAATCAGATATATTGTCAGAATCAATATACACCTCTGTCAGCGCGAGAATAGAATCATCTTCGTCAAGGCACGTCGGAATGATTCGTGTCGTAATACTCGAGTCGTCCTCTGTGATTGTCATCCCTGCTAGATTTTTTCGATACGATACGCGAAGCCCGTTATCTGCGCCAATTGAAGCAGGAATATCAAACACAAAATTATCGCGGTCAATTTCTCCGCCCCATTTTGTCAGAAAACAATTATCGTCCGCCGCATTGATTAAAGCACCAAGCAATGACCCTCGAACGATCAAAAGATTGTTCAATGTGCTGATATCGCTTGTTCCGGAAAACCGCGTTTCATAGCTTCCGGCAGCTAAAATCAACGGCAACGCAAGAACGCCCGTTTTTGCCGAAAAGTCGCCAGACATAATGATATCGTTTGCCATGTCATACGAAATATGCCATCCAACCGCCGTCATGGTCTGCATGTTGATTACCGGTTTTGATAATCTGAAAAGCTGCACGCCTTTATGTGTAGGACATTTTATGATCGCCTCGCGCACAAAATATTCGGCATTTGTCGTGTCAACAGGAATCGTAATATCACACTTGAAAGCGCCGTTGATCTCTTCGTAAACCGGGCAAGATAAAACATCAATATGCCCGTATCCGTTTGTTAAGCACTCCGTAGGCGTCGCGTCAGGCGCATAGATAAAGACCATCAATGCCACCTCCAATTTGGGCGGATAACAAGCGTGGTACAGTCAAATGTGATTTCTAACGTTTCGCCGGGCAGAATCACAGGGAACCCGATAGACGTTGCCGGTGTCAATGCCATCCGATCATTTGCGTTTCCAACAGCATCATAGCAGTTCATTATTTCGCCGCCCTCAATCGTCATGGACGTGTCTACATCATCAAGCACGACGTTCTGCGTTCCAATGTCGATCTCAAAGTCACCCGTACCCGTGATGTCAAATGACGGATAAGCAGGCTCGTTCGTTGCGTTGTAAATACTTTGTCCGGACGTGAGCGCTATTTCTGTCGGTGTAATTTCTCTCTTTAGAGGATCGAGCAAAAACGGCCATTCAAATTCAATGCCGTATTGGAGCTCGATGTTTGCCTCTGAATCGTCTGCTACAATGTACTTGTAATCCGGTTCGTTTGAAAATACAACCTCTTCGGCAGATGAAAGATATTCCAAAGCCGCCTCTGAATCGTCTCCATAGAAATACAACACGACAGCTTTGAATATGTTTTCGTAGGCATCAGAAGTAACCCGAAGCGTTCCGGATCTGCCGTTTACCTGCATTAAATTTGTGCGCTTTTTTGGATGCGAAACTCTAGGCAGAATTAACGGGATCAACCCGACTTCCCTTGAATCCACACCGTCAATGATCATGTACCCTGTATAGTCGTTATATTCCATTCAGAACACCTCCGGCGAATGTCTGCTGCTTAACAGCGGTTTCTATCTGCTCCAAAAGCTCGCGTCCTGACTGTGCGGAATTCCCGTTAATGTTAATCGTGATCGACGCGCCTGATCCATTCCTCTTTGCCTCTTCTTTTGTTAAAACTTTTTCGCCCTGATGAAGCATAGCAGGGTAGTTGTCATAAGGAACATAGTCAAGACCTGTCTTGAGATATGATAGTTGGCTGATATTGAAGCTAAAGTCCTTAATGCCCGATAAATCCGTCAACCAACTAGGGACGTCAATTTTGAATTTGTTGATCTGCGTGATCATACCATTGATTAACCCTATGATTGCATTTATAGGCGACTTTGCAATGTCGATAAATCCATCCCAAATATCTGAAAACACTTCGCTGATATCATCCCAAATATCTGACCAGTTTTTCGAGAACGTATTTTCTAAGAAATCGCCTATGTCATTAAACACGCCTTGAACGTCCTCGATAACGCCACTGATCGCATCGAACGCATCGCTGAACGCGCCACCAAGAACGTCGGCAACGGAAGAAAGCGCATCGCCCATGCTCTTGAGGTATTTTTCGTAAAATCCAACAATTAAATCAATCAGAGGAGGCAGAATCAAATCAATCAGTTCAATAAGAGGCTCCAAGATTAACATCAATACGTCAATCAATGGCCCAAGAAATTCCATGATCGGTCCAAGCAGCGGCAACAATATATTGAGCAGTTCCACGATTATCGGAAGAACAGCTTCGATTATTTGCATAATGGGAGGCAATAGCATCTCGACCAATTCAATGATTACGGGCAAAAACGCATCAACCAAGTCCATTATTATAGGCATAATCAAATCAAATAACTCAATAAACACGGGCAAAACCATTTCGATGACTTGCATAATAACAGGAAATATCTTGTTGAATAGATCAAGCATAGGAGGCAACACGGTTTCCACCAAAGTTGTCAGTATTGGAAGAAGGTTTTCAAGCAACCCAGTGATGACCGGCGCAAACTGATCAACCAGACTTTCAATTAACGGCATATTGTCGATTACAATATCCATTACCTTTGATATGACCGGCTCTAACTTTTCAAACAGCTTGATCCCAATTCCTTGCATCTTTGCCATTGCGCGACTCCACTTTTCGGAGCTTGTTCCGGAAACTTTGTCAAACGCATCACCGACAACATCGGATTCTGTACCCATAGCCGCAAGCGATTCGGTAAACTTGTCAGAATTTTCGCCAGATAAAGATAAAGCCGCTTTACCGGCTTCGATCGAAGAAAACATATCAACCATCGACGCACCGCTATCGTCTGCATATACACTCATCATGTCTAACACTTCGTTTAGCGGCACACCGGCATCCATCATGTCGGTAAAACTCATTCCGGCATATTCTGTACCCTCTGCCGCTGCCGCCAAATTACCAGATGCGGTTGTTCCGGTTTTTCCAAGCTCGGCAAGTAATCCGTTTAGTCCTGTCGTAGCCTGTGCCGCTGGAATACCGGCCGCTGTCATCGTTGCGATAGAAGCGCCGACCTGATCAAAACTGACCCCCATAGCCGCCGCCATAGGCGTGACGTTTGAAAGCACGGCACCCAACTCATCAACGGTAACGATACCTTGATTCTGCGTCTGCATCAATACCTTTTGGATCGCGTCTGTATCTTCCATTCCCTGACCGTAAGCGTTCATGACTTTTACAGTTGCGGACATAGCTGTATCAACGTCAGTAAATCCGGCCTTTGAAAGCTCTGTTGATTTCGTGAGAAAGTCCATAGCTTCAGACATGTCTTCTGTGGCGGGTACGCCTGCGGATAAAGCGTTGTATAGCGATTCGCCTATCTCGTCAGCTGCGACGCCCGTATTGCCGGACAACTCTAGTATTTTTGCCTGAAGATTATCCGTATCAACTTGAACATCACCGAACAAAGTGGATGCCTTCGCCATTTTGTCCTGAAAATTAGATCCTAATTCATACGACCATTTACCGACAGCAACGCCAGCGGTCGCAATAGCAGCGCCAGCAACAACAGCAGCTTTGCCAACCTTTGCAAGTCCGCCATTAGATGCCTTTGTTCCGGCACTATCAACATCATTTATGGTGTTAACTGCTCCGCCGTCGTCAATCCCTATCGTTCCGAATAGCGTAAATAGATCCATCTTTATCGCCTCTGAATATGTTATTTATTCTTTCAACTTCTGCCAATATCTCTTCCGTTGTTTTCTTTTTCTTTACCTGCTTTTTGACTTTCTTTTTCGGTGCTGTAAGCGACTTTTTGAAAGCCTCAAAAGTAGACGGTTCTTTGGAAGAAAGAATATGCAGATAGTACAATGGCCACAACCGATTATTTTCGGCTTCTTCTGTTGCTTGCACAACAAGATTCATCCCATCGAGAAATGGCAATTTCATTATAAAGTGAATATTAGAATAGCTGCGCAATAGCAGATCAAGTATCTTTATTTCGTCAAGGCCGCTACTGCTCGCTCGAAAAAACTTATCAAGGTATCCTTGCTGTTTAATGCCATAAATTCATCAATGAATTTTGGCAGTTCTGACAGTTTGATCTTCTTGAATTCTTCCGGTTCGACACACGCCCACCCGGATAGAAGCAGTAAAATTTCTTTCTCTGCTTCTTCCAGATGTGAAAGCAAATAGGTGATTACCTCGAAGGCTTTTTTCTTGAGCAATTCGTTTTTCTTCGCGTCTCTTATCCCCTTGATTTCGTCAATCGTCTTTCCTTCGGTTTCTTCGGGCGTTGGCTCTTCAACAGATTCAATCCCGATTACATTTCGTAAAGACTCAAGTCCTAGTTTCTTGATGATCTTCAACGCGATAAACGCATCACCCAGCTCAATTTCTCTGGCCTTCATGATTCATCCTCCTAATAATACTCGTCTGCGTATTGCAGCTTCCAGGGCTCCGTTGTTCTTGCGGACTCTGAATAAGATCCTGTGTACGTGACTTTCGGCACGATCTCTTCTTTGTCCACCATCGACCAGTCAATATTCTCAAGGTTGATCGCGTTGTAAATTTCGATCCGGACGGAACGACCTTCAAGCGTGTTTCCAACCCATACGACCTCATCGATGTAATCAGAATCGTCAACGTCCGTATCTGCGGTGATCGTAGATCCGTCTGTCTCTGACGTAAGCACCAAAGCCGGATACATTGATGTAATGTTCGTGTCCAGCAACTCAAGCGCGTTCAGGGTAAGTTTCGGAATGGACATAGTCTTTCTGATTCTCCCCTTTACAGGCCCGTAGTCACCGTCGGCGGCAATTTGTCTGTACGTTCTTTCGACTACAAACTGACCGCCACCTCGAGTCAAAGCGATAAGCGTATCGTTTATATAAAATGCGCCATCACCCAAGATGATATCTCCAACAGCCATTTTAATTTCCTCCTTAGATTTTTCCGAAATAGGTCTTGCAATCAAATTGCAATTCCCGTCTTAGTATGTTTGGTTCCGGGTCCGCTATCTCTTTTCGCGTCGTTCGGTAGATAGACGTTTGTAAGATTTCGTCCTCGTAGTATTTGTATCTGTTCAACAGGGCATCAACAGCGTCCGTAAGATTCTCAATATCCCTTGCGTCCGTGCTCTCGTCCCATAGTGTAACCTTTAATCCTATTATATCACGTTGATAGTTTTTTATGTCAAGTGGAAGTGAAAACGTGCAATATGGGAACGCCGCATCT